GACTTAAATTCTGTTGAGTATCGCTTAGCTTTCATAATATAAAAAAACTCCTATACTTGATTATCTCGGATTATGCCCTAGAAATAAAGCGGTCCGGATTTTCAGTATACGAGCAAAATAACTGCGTTGGCAACAACTTGACGACTATTATTCGTTCCTGAATAAATCGTTTCCTGTTGAACTACACAATTATTAATAATCGTATCTGTTTGAGATTGCTTACCGTATTTATCCTTAACACCACTAGGCATTCGATAAATAACTTGCTGATTAGCATACTTCTTAGGTATTTTAGGTAATTTAGACACTAGCAACACCCCCATATCGCAAACCAAAGCGACCTAATAGCATTAAAGCTTCATCAGGAACAGCAAAACCACTACTGGTTGATGATGAACCATCACTATTGGCAGATTGTAGTGTTGTACGCCCTATTTCAACGCTTGAATACGAACTATCATTCAAATCAGAACTATCCGTGACACTGTTTCTATCCATATACTCAATAGTTAGTGCTATAGCTCGTTTGAAAGCCTTAGCCCTAGCATTTAGCCATGGATATTCAGAAATGCTGTCGTCTGATAATATAGGCGAATTAGGCATACCATAAAAGTAATTAGTCACGGTATCAATCTGTATTTCAGCCTTTGAAATTAACCTTTTAAACGTATCTTCTGATAATGAATCAGGTAATATATTTGTAAATTCAGGATAAGTTAAATACATAACTTACTCCTTTCTGTAAATATTACTGTCCGCTACCCGATGTTGTGCCACCAGTAGTCCCTGTTCCACTACCTGACGTTGTTGTCTTCGTCTTGTTTGACTTACGTACTGACGTATTTTCTACGCTAGTAACGTTTTGGTCGATAACAGTACCATCAGCATAGTTGAATGGGTTAATTGCTAGTAATTTAGTATCGTCATAAATAGCCACGCCATAATGCATGTCAGCGTTGAATTTAGTTGATTTGGCATCCATATCGCGTCCTGTTTCTGATTGCACGGCTCGCTTTAGATATGTTTTCATAGCACCGGGCTTAGCGACAATAGCTGAACCGACAGGAACCTTACGTGAGCGAATAAACTGCCAACCCAACACACCACCGAATACACCGGTTGATAAAATTGAATCACCTAACGCTGTTGCGCGATCCCAATCTTGTGCCGCCGCCTTACGAACCTTGTTAACATCTTTCGGATTCATGTAGATAACGCCTTGAGCATTAGCATCGTCGCCCTCAAAATTATTGTCAGACGTATCATCAATAAATGCAGCTTCGATTGTGTCAATGAAATCCAACTTAGTAAAGTCAGCAGATGCCAAAGTCAGTCGTGATTTAGTAGCAGCTGCAAGTGTGTCATTATCAAGCTTTGATGCAATTGCCATTGCAATTTGTCGAGTTGCTTCGCCAACTGGGTCACCATATCCAGATAATACCGCTTCATCTGTTAACTTAACGCCCTTTGCAGCTTTCTTGACAGTGAATGTATCAGTTGAGTTAGTCATTTGTGCATAGTTAATCGCTGCACCTTCAGCAACGTCTTGCGCATCACCAATATACTTCCAACGAGGAACCGTAACAGTATCACCTGGACGACCTGATAGAGTATCGTCAATAGGTGCAATAGCCCCAAACTTGATTGCTTTTGGTAATTGCGCAAGAATCATCTCACCCATTACTTCTGGGTCAATCATTTGTTCCAATGTAGTTAAATCATTTGCCATGAATTATTCTCCTTTGTTTTGTGCAACCGCCTGTTCATAGACCTCTGGATTAGAGCTCTTAAGTTCAAGCGCTTGTTTATATGACAATTCGCTAAGCTTTGGTACCTCATTTGAACCACCAGAAGGATTGCCAGAACCAGTAATCTTAACACCCGGCTTTGCACCTTCTTGTTCGGCAGTAAATAGATAACCATCACTTTCTTGTAATTGCTCAAGTTGTTCTTTCAGACCATGTACACCGTCATCATCAATCATAATGTTGTCGCCGTTCAGCAAAGCCTTAACAGCTTTTGGATTCTTAGCCTTAGCTTCACGCAAAGCTAGTTCAATAGCGCCATCACGCTTCAATGTGGCAATGTTTGCTTCATAATCAGTCTTAGCTTGCTTGTTTTGGTCTTGCAATGCCTTGATTTGAGTTTGAAGTTCTTCATTATTGCCCGCCTTACCTGATAGGTCTTTGAGTTGCTTGTCACGCTCGGCAATTTGTGATGTTAGATCAGTATTTTGTTGTTTCAACTGTTCTAATTCGCTCTCAACGCCCTTTGACTTCTCCAAATCCTTGCCATGTTCAGCCATGACTTGGTTTACCTGTTCGTCTGATAGACCAAACTTTTGCAATGTATCCCTGTTCATAAAAATCTCCTTCGTGTTTTTACGGTGTAACGTCACCGAATTTTTTGAACTTTAAAAAGCCTTTTATAAGGGACGTGCTCAGGTCCGCGAAATTAGATGGTTATTTTTCGTTTTAAAAGGCAAAAGCACCAATTAAATAAATTGATTTGAAGCCAGCTTTCTGCATATCTAACGCCATCTTCTTCGTATTTCGTAATATAATGATGCATGTTTTCTCCTATTTGCTATAAACTTGCTCTCGCGAATAATCACGACCTAAGTAGTCTTTATCACTAATAAAATCACGTAAATTACTTTGCTGATTGGATATTTGCAATTTCATTTTTGAAATCATTTCAGTATCATTCAATTGTTCAGCAGCTGCTAACTTCTTTTTGCTATTACGAATAGCACGTTCCATGTTACGTTGCTTTTGTTGTTCATCGCCGCGCTTCATAGCTTCGTCTGGATCATACTGATTTTCTGTAACATCAGTGTTTACATCTGGATCAAATGGTGTCAAGGTGTGACTACAATTAATCCCTTGTGTGCCCTGTGGCTTGCCATAGCCATGATTATATATGCTGTCATATTTTGGATTGTAGGCCTCATTGTCGCTTGTCACGACATTAACAACTTTCCCTTGTATAAAAGCACAGGCACGTCTTGCTGCAATGTGAGAACTCATAATCGCTTGTCCCATACCATAATCACGCATACGTTTTAATCGTAAGTCATTAAATGTCCTGTGTGCTGTGGCATTAACTACTAACCTTGAGTAACTTTCTAATGACCAGCCATGATTACCTTTGTCAACTAGTGTAGTCTGAATACCCTTTTCAACCCATTTATAGATGTTATCTTTGACAGCTTTTTCAGGCGTTTTAAGACCACTTGTGACTTCTAGGGTTGATTGCTTAACTATACTTTGAAACGTCTTCATAGCTGAGTTATTGTCGTAATTGGTAGTCAATAATGTTTGATTAACGTTGTTGTTAATGTCAAGGAATGTCTGTCGCATGATTGAATCTAACATATTAGAAACATCATCGCCAACAGTGACTTGTTTATTCATTATTCCCTGTAATTGTTTGTCAATCTCTAATACTATTTGCAAGCCGTTACGCTTAATCATGCTTGTTAATTCATGCTCTGATACTTTATTAGCTTTAGCCACTATCTTGATTACGTCACGAGTTAACGCATGCATTTTACTAAGCTGTTCAACTTGCCACATCATTGCGTTATCGCCAGTGATTTTATCCCAATCGCTGTCTTTTACTGCATCAATCAGCAACTTAAATATATCTTGTTCTAATTTTGCATAGATATCAGATATACTGTTTGCTTGCTGTTGCATTGTGTTTGGCGTAATCATTCATCATCGCCTCCACTATTGTCTGTATCGTCATCACCATCATTTCCGCCAAGCATGCCAGCCTGTTCATCAGGCATATTATCTGTTTCAGGTGCTTCACTTTGTAGTTCAGCAAGCCATTCTTCGGCACCGTCTTCACTCAAACCGTAATTACGCATTAAGAATTGTTTCTTAGGCATAAATCCAGCCATTGCAACCTTTAAATCTTCTTCGAGTTGCTTATCTTTATCAACGAACACGCCATCATCAAAATGTAAGTTAATCTCTAATGGATTATTGACTAAATCGACTGATAATGGCGCTTTTTGGTTGTCAAACAACTCAGGCTTAGTAGCTAATTGAACAATTGATATAATCAACTCTTTGATTTGCTTCTCAACTTGAGTAATATAGCTTGAACGAGTACGATACGTTTCACTGTTATCAGAAACAACTTCTGTTGCTGTTTTATCGCTCTTTGTAGCATCAGTAGACAATGTACCTTGTGATAGCCCTATATTGTTCTCAAACTCACGCATAAACACTTGAAGCGATTCACTGTATTGTTGTACGCGAATATCGTTGGTCAAGTCTTCAATAATCGGTTTACCATCTTTAGTCTTACCAACTTGCATAAACACATCATCGTCAGTATCGAACACAGGATAGCCTTGATTACCCTCATCTCCAGCGTGTGACGTTGACGGCTTCATTAACGTGCCATCAATAGCAATACGCCTCTTACCCAGCTTTACTTCACGATAAAACTGGTCTTGAGCTGTATTAATCGCATTAATAACGTGTTTGTTATTCTCTACAATTCCAATTCCTAATGGGCTTTCAATTGATTTATTGTTCTTGCCAGGTGTTTTGAAGTAAGCGAATGTAGGCCGCACAATATCACTAATAACAACTTGCTCTGGTAAATCAGCAAACTCATCAAGAACAGTTAAATTAACTTGTTGACCTATCTCACCAACATTTTCAGAACGATACAGTTCATTCGTTATGGTTTCTTCACTAATCCCATCGAACTCATGAAATTCTAGTAATGAGTACCAAACAGTCTTATTGTTCTCTGATTTAGTTGTTCGATTGACGATAACTGCTGATTGAATATCGTTTGTGTTAGATTGCAACGGAACAAATTGGTCTGCACGTACCCAAGCTAGTTTAATCCTGTTGTTATCAACATATGGACGAATAGCAAATCCACCAGTAGCAATGCCAGTTTCTAAATACTCTTCATACTTCAAATTAAACAAGTTGTCAGTCAACACGCTATTAATAAAAGTATCAATAGTTTCACCGGTTACAGATACGGTCACCTGTTCGTTGAATATAACTGATGCTAATTTACGTGCTGCTTGATGAGTGACAGATAGTGTTGACAACTTTCGTTGACGCCGTTCATTATTCGTATTGTAGAAATGAACATCAGCAAATACATCACCGTAATAGTCCAAGTCTTCTCTAATTCTTGTAATTTCACTGACAGGCAAGTTAACGCGTGGGTCATCAGTAATATTTGCAAGTGATTTTCCAAAGCCCATGCTTATTTTTCCTTTCGTAAAAAACTCGTGTAGTTTATCTCTGATTGTCATAATTGCTCCTACCATGCAAGGTCTAGCACATCTTCATTGTCAAGAACAAAATATTGTGCACTATCCACAGCATGATCATCAACCTTAATAACCTTGGGTTCATCTGTCTGTAAGGACTTTTCTTCCCATTGATATTTCTGATGTTGCGGAATAAAGTACTTAAGATTATTTTCAGTAGGCAGATAATAAAAACGACCCTGTGCAAGTAAGTTCTGCATACGGTCAATCATATCTTGCTCGTATACTGAAAATCCGGACCGCTTTATTTCTAGGGCATAATCCGAGATAATCAAGTATAGGAGTTTTTTTATATTATGAAAGCTAAGC